TCAGCAGTTCTTGAGACCAATTCTTGCCGACTTCTCAATACTAAGTATTGGACGTTCGATATGGTTCGTGGTGCAGACTTCAAGCCTCTCGCTCCGGAGATGGCTAGGCCAGTTGACCAGGATGCTTTCTTCACGGTTATTATCGTGGAAGGCAACTTGTGTTGTGCTGCTCCTGCACTTCAAGCTGTAATTTACGCTTAATTAGTGGAGGAATAGATTATGTCAATCACTGGATCATTCGGAGTTAATCACCTTAGAGTTTGGGACGGAACAACTATTCCATTGCCTGTAAAGGTAGGAACTGTTGGAGCTACCCCAGATGGTGAGTTTGTATTTGTTCAGGCTGATGGAGCTATTGATCAGTACGCTTTCGTAAAAATCGAAAACGATGGTCAGGCTGCTATGCTCACAACGACAAATGCAGGTTCGCAAAATCTTGCAGTAGGAGTAGCTCAGATAGCTGCTGCTGACAACGAATACCTTTGGGTATGGATTGGCGGCACAATGGCTGGCGGAACTGGTTCAGGTATTAAGGGTAAGGCTGCTGCATCGTATGCTGCAAAGGCTAACCTTAACACTACAGCAACTGCTGGCGTAGCTGACGACGCTTCTACAACTAAGATTGCTTACGTTGTAGGGCTAGAGACGCTTACTGGGGCAGGAACTGTTACATTGTTTGCAACAGCTCATCTCAAGGTAAACTAATTAAATGGGGGGTGTAAAAGCCCCCCGTTTTAAGGAGATTTTATGCCAACAGTTACTAATCTTATTGGTCTTGGTATGCCACCAGAGCAAGCTACGGAAGTGTCAAATGGCACTTTTGCAGTAGTTACTAGCACCGCCGCTGTAAATGCTACAGCAGGTGGTGTTCGTACTCGAATGGCTATCAATAACGTAAATGATACAACCCCAACAGCAGCAGAGTTAACCACTTCGTTCGGCGCTCCTGCAACTGTAGGAACAGGTTTTGTAGGTATTGTTAAAGATAACGACGCTGATACTAACTGCTTTGTAGTGGTATCTAACGGAGTATCTTATTTTTACCTAAAGTTTACTAAAGCCACTTAATTTACAGGGGGGAGCAATCCCCCCGATTTTATAGGTGTTATATGCCAGATTTTACCCCTTCTAATCCAAGCGCATTGTTTAGCGCTAGAAAACTTGTTGCTGTAACTCCATCTGATACAACAGACTTAACTGGTTGTAGGGCTTTGTGGATTGGTGGCAGCGGAACTTTAAGCATTAAATGCGTAGATGATACAGCCGCTGTAACAATAACAGTTCCCAATACTGGAGTGTTGTTACCACTTTTTGTTAGTCGCGTTATGGCCGCAACAACTGCTGGTAACATTGTAGCACTATACTAATGTATATAGGCATTTCTACATTACGCTCTCTTAACCAAGGCTCTTCGTTTAGCCCTGCAAGTTTGTTTGCATCGGGAGAAAAGGGAGCCTGGTATGATCCAAGCGATATAACTACGCTGTTTCAAGATGCTGCTGGAACTATTCCAGTAACAGCATCGGGGCAGCCAGTAGGTAGAATTTTAGATAAAAGCGGTAATGGGGCTCATGCTACGCAATCTACTGATTCTGCCAGACCGACCTATACTGTTTCTGGGGGATTATCTTACCTGTTGTTTGATGGCTCTGATGATTGGCTAACTGCTAGCTCAGTAAATTTAAGCGCAACAAACAAAGTTACTTTTTGGGCTGGTGTAAGAAAGCTTACTGATTCGTTTCAAATTATTTGCGAAACATCTACAAATACAAACGAGCAAGCTGGATCATTTGCATTTTGGGTACATCCCAGCTTTGCTTATTATTATACCATGCGAGGCAGTGAGACGGTTGCTTTGATTTTATCTACTTTTACAGCACCAATAACTAACGTGCATTCATGTTCTTTAGATTTAAGCCAAAGTACTACAATTACAGAAATTGTGCCTCGCGTTAATGCAGCAACGCCAACTTTAGCTACCGTAGGCGGAACACAGGCGGGTGGAGGAAATTTTGAAAATCACGCTTTATACATAGGGCGACGCGCTGGCAATCAGATTTCTTTTAATGGCCAACTACATCAACTAATTATTAGGGGAGCTGCTTCTAGTGCAGGAACTATTAGTTTGGGTGAAAAGTTTGTTGGCGGTAAATGTGGGATTGCTCTGTGAGTGAGTGGAATTATAGCGTTGTTATTATCGTCCCTGCTAGCAACAAAGCAGTTAGTAATTACATTGCTGAAAAACTGGGATTTGGCCCAAATACTTTTACCGTAGAATTATCTGCCAATGGGCAATCTCCGGCAACGCATTATGGGTGCAGAAGTCAAGCAAGGCAGAGTTTTATTGACATTATAAATCAAGCAAATGAGGGCATATTTCCCTTGGTTGAGGGGATGACCCCAGAAGAGGTTGCGGCAACGTATTCTACCTGGATTGTTAGTACTTTAGTTACCGATAACGGATATGAGCATTTTAATAACGTGGTTGCAGGAAGTGATTTGCAGCGTATAATACCATCGATTACGCCTATTTAAGGAGATTAAATCTATGGCACAAATCGATTGGCAGTCCATAATGTCGGGCAATTCCCAACCGAAAAAGCGTTATTCTGGTGCAAACATTAAGTTTTTCTATTCTTACAATGAGAATAGAGAAAAGACGGCAAAAGAGGGCCGCCCTATATTTGATGAGATACCTTCCATTAGCATTCAGTGGCCTGGGCAAGACGAGACGGTTAGACGTATTGAACCGCAGGATATGCAGGAGTATCCAGAGCTATATGCTCGTTTTAAGGCTGGCTCTGAGCCGGTTCTAGAGGGTACCCCGCTTGCTGAATGGCCTATGATGTCAGGGTCTGCAATGCGCGAGTTGCAATATCTTGGCTTTAAAACTGTTGAGCAACTAGCTGCTGCTACTGATGATGTAAAACGCAAACTTGGGCCATTGTCTAAGTTTGTAAAACTAGCCAAAGATTGGTTAGAGGCAGCAAATAGTACGCAAAATGACGTGGCTAAAATGAAGCAGCAGCTTGAAAAGGCTGAAGCTAGAGCAGCAGCACTAGAGCACAAGCTAGAGTTGTTTATGCAGCGCGTTGAAGCCAATGAGGGGATTGACCTCAGACCTCAAAGAAAAGCATTTGTAGAAGAAGCTATGGAAGAAGGCTTTGATGGCGATGAAGAGCTTGATGAGCCGATAAAGCGGAGGGGGCGTCCTAAGAAAGCATGAGCATAGCTACGGTTATACAAAATGTTGCTGATGAAGCTGGGTACACTGTTGAGTCAAACATTCTGACTTCTACAGAGACTACAACCAAGCAGCTTTTAGCCATTGCTAACCGTATCAATCGAGACATCTTTGAAGCCTACCCTTGGCCGAAATGTTACGCTTCTGGCGCAATTACTTTGGTCAATGGTCAGGCTACTTATCAATTACCTGCTGCATTTTCGTATTATCATTACGAGACGTTCTGGAATAGCTCAACTCGCTGGAGGGTGTTGGGGCCAATGACGGAGCAGGAATATGCAGAAATTAGGGGGTTTGGGCTTAATACTACAGTATATCAACGCTTTCAAATCAGGGGTATTACTAATAGCGAACTTCTTATCTCTCCGACTCCTGGCACTTCTTATAGTGGCAATATCATTATTTTTGAATATATTGCTGACCGCTCTGTCAGACCTAAAACGTGGGCAACCTCAACATCATTTGCCGCAAACTCGTACTGTTTCTATAACGGGAATTACTACACGACTACAGCGGGTGGAACGACGGGTGCGACGCCTCCAACGCATACTAGCGGTTCGGCGTCGGACGGGGGCGTAACTTGGGATTATTACAGCGGCCCTTACAATCAATTCCTTGCTGATACTGATACAAGCATTTTTCAAGAAAAGCTATTAGAGCAGGGAATACTAGAACGGTTTGCTGAAATTCATGGGTTAGATAGCATTCGCCCAAGGTTTGATGTTGCTCTTAATGAAGAATTTAGTCGTGACCAGAACGGCAAAATTATCTTTGCTGGAGGTCAAGTAAGGGGCAACTTGTTTGCTCGTAACGGTGTAGCTGTGTTTGGGACTTGGATATAATGGCAATAGATCAAAACAAGTTTCTTCCTGAAGCTCCAGCATTTGCTAGAAGCAATCCACAAGCGTACTATGCTTGGCTTACCAGTAATGGTTTTCCTCATCGTGCAGCTTACGACCAAACCACAGCTATATTTGGTGCTCCTAAAACGCCAGAGCAAATTGCTGAAGAAGAGGCCGCTGCCAAACAACAAGCAGGGTTAGCACAAACCGGAGGTGCTGTTTTAGGTGCTGTAGGTACAGGATATCTTGCTAATCAATTAGGCGCACTTGGAGGCGCAAAAACATCTACTGCATTAGCTGTTCCAAAAATAGTAGGAGTTAAAGCTGTTGGCGCTGGTACTGGCGCTGCTACAGGCGCTGGTGCTACTGGCGCAGGAGCAACAACCACAGGAGCAACAACAGGAGGATCTACTCTTGGATCTATTGGTTCAGTAGCTTTACCAGTCGCAGCAGGAGCAGCAATTATCAATAATGCTTGGGAAACAGGCATGAAAGATATTGTGCGTGGTCGTGGAGATAGAGCTGATTGGACAAATCAATTAGCTAATATGACCGGAGTTGGGGCTGTTGCAAACATTGGTCTTCGTTTGCTTGGTAAGCGCTCTATTGGCGCAATGATGAAATCAGGCAAGTCATTACCTGAGCGCATAAGAGATGATTTTAGAGGGACGCTAAAAGAAACTGGCGTTGCCGATAAAGATTACATGGTTACGCTAGCTGACGGTTCTAAGTACAACATTGGACTTGGTGGCAAAACTAAACTGCAAAATGTTGGCGAAAACATTGATGGAAAAACTACTCGCAACACTTGGGATGTTGATTGGTCAAATCCAATAGCTAAGTTTGCAACAGATCAAATTGAGCCAATGATTCGCAACATCTACGGCGCAGATGATCCAAAGAAGAAGTTTTACCCTGGACACTTTACAGGCATGTTAGTTAATGCCGTAACTAGCAACGCACAAACTGAAGCAGATGTTCTTAAAAATATAGAAACTGTTTTGGGCAAATCAACATTTGCACAGCAAGCGGGAGTAAACGTACAAACGCCACCAGCTCCAATACAAAGACCTCCAAAAGGCGAAGTAGTGCGCGTTAGCCCTGGCATGTACATGAATGATAAGGGCGTTGTAAAGCCAGCGACTAGCGTTAGACAAGCTTTGAAAGTTAATTACAACAACACAAAAAAGAAAGATAACAAAAAAGATAAGGAGCTATAATATGGCAAGGCGTGGCGCAATGACAAAAAATCCTGTGCTTCGTGGTGAGGCTAGAAAAGCTGCAAAACAAGAAAAGCAAGCTGCCGCAGAAGGACGCCCAGAAATTAGCCCTCCAGTAACAGCACGACCTCCACGCGAAAAGCCAATGGAGCGACTGTCGCCAGGAGTGTATAGAGGCGCAGAAGGTGGATTAGTTGGAGCTGGCGGTAAGGCTATCCAACGACAACCGCAACCACAACCACAACCACAACCTCCTGCTGGTGGTAGCGCGCCATGGCAGCCAGGAGCAACCTCTTTGGTAGGTGGCCCATCTCCTATGGTTACATACCCCGATAGAAGGCCATTTAACCTTAACGATGTTAATAGATTAGAGCAAATTATATTCCCAACTAACACTACAGGCGAGGCACTGCCGCCAGATAAGATGTATAGGTATCCAACGCCAGAACTTTCAAATATGCCGCAAATGCCGCAACCATCAGCTAATCAAGGTGGCCGTTATCGTTTAAGCCCAGGAGTATACGGTACTCGTGAGCAAGCGATGAATCAATATAACCAGGCAATGGAAAGAGCCTATCAACCAGCTGCGCCAGCAGGTCAACAGTCACAACAGCAGAACTCAAACATTCCCGCAGGATTTTATGATCGCAGGAATTTTTGGGGACAACCGATGAAGTAGGATAATCAATGGCCTTTCAGGGCTTTACAATGTCACCGCCTTATGGCGGGTTGGACTTAGTAAGTCCAATAGACAACATGGATCCAGCTTTTGCGCTGGAATTGGTAAACGTGTTTCCTGGGGCTGGCGCTCCTACTGTTAGACTTGGCTATCAGCAAATAGCAAATGTTGGGACATCTAACCCAATTAAGCTACTTGCACCGTTACATCTTAAAGATGGCACTAGCCAACTTATAGCGTGTAACGCTACTAAGATTTATTCAATGACTACCGCTGGTGTGGTTAGTGATAAAACAGGGACTACAACACCTACTAGCGGCGATTGGCAGTGGATAACATACGCCAACAACATTTACCTGTGTAACGGTCTAAATAACGCTCAAGTTTATACAGGCACTGGCAACTGTACCGATATTACGTTTACTGGTGTTACAAAAAGCACTCTTATTAATGTTACTGCTTACAAAGAGCGCCTGTATTTTGTAGAGGCTAATACTGCAAAGGTATGGTATGGCGGCTTGCAAGTTACTGGTACAGGTGGCACTCCTGCTCTCACTGCTTTTGATTTTCAGTACGTCTTTACTAGGGGTGGCTACCTTGTTGGTATTGGCAGTTATAGCAATAGCGCCAATGTAGCAGCTCAAGACTACTTCTGGGCTTGTAGTTCTGAGGGCGAGATTGTTTTTTATAGCGGTACTTATGCTGGTGACCCTACAACTTGGGGTTTAGTTGCCAGATACTACATAGGCAAGCCCCTTGGTTATCGCGCTTTTATCAGAGTAAACAATGACATTTGGATAATTACAGAGCAGGGCATTGTCCCTATTTCTGGCTTGTTTCAGTCTGACCCAGAAGCAGCACTAAACGTAGTTAGTCAAAAAGTAAACCCACTAATATCAGAGTACGCATCACAAACAACTTTTGACCATCAATGGTCAGGTTTTTTTTGGCCTCAAGGTAGGCGGGTGTATATTAGCATTCCTACTAGCGGTATTGGATGCAAGTTTCTAGTTTACAGTATAGACACTAAAGGCTGGACATTGTTTCAGTTGTATAGTGATGAGCATGCACTTGCTTCCACGTTGTTTAATGGGCACCCGTATTATGGGTCTTCAGCGGGCATAATCTGGGAGGGTGAGTCTGGCCAGGCTGATGCGGTTACTTCTACTACCAGCCAGGCGATAGCTTACAGTGGCCGCACAGCATTTAGCTTTTACGGTTCTAGGGGCAATTACAAGGCGTTCAAAGACATTCGCCCTATCATGCGTACCAAGCGGGGTGTTACGCTTAACCTGGGGCTAGACGTGGACTTTAGACGGGCTTCTACGGTTACATCCGTTGCTACACCTAGTGGTGTATTTACGCCTTGGGGTAGTCCTTGGGGAAGCCCTTGGTCTGCTGATTTGGAATACATATTTGATAGGTTTGCAGTTAAGGGGCAGGGCCATTGTGCAGCGGTACGATTTGGTGGTTCCTTAAAAAACTCAACCATGCAAATACTAGGATTTGAAATACGTTACGATATGGGTGGACAGGTATAACTATGGCTAGAAGAGGCGCAACTACAAGAGACCCTAAAAAAACTAAAGCCCCTGCAAGAGGAACACAACAGCCTCCTGCACAACAGCAAGCTGCACAAAAAAATGCTAATCGTGGTGCTAGTAAATGGAATAGAACTGGCCCAGGCACTTATAAAGATCAATACGGCAATGTATTAAAAGGGCAGAAAAGCGCCCCTAAAAAAGATATGTCTCAAAGACGTAAAGCACCAGCCCCACCTACTCAAGTCCCTACAGGGCCAACGCCTGAATCTGTAACAGAAGAAGGTTTTATGGGCGCTGGTGAGGCATATCAAGGAGTAGTTGATCGGTTTCAAAACTTTGACCCTTACCAGATGCAGCAAAAGTATGAGCCTGGATTTCAGCAAGAAATGGACAGAGCTAGGCAGAATGTCATGGGGCAATTTGAGCGCCGTAATCAGCGACAGTTTGAGCAACAGCGTACAAGTTTGCAGCAGCAGATAGCAGAGCGAGGATTAGATCCAGCAAGCCCCGCAGCTCAAGAGCTTATGCGTCAACAAAACGAGCGCGAAGATATGGCAAAACAAGAAGCCATGAGCGCAGCAGAACAAGCAGCTTACAGTGTTCAGCAGCAAGGCTTTGGGCAAGCTGGGCAGTTAGCTATGATGCCGTATGAGCAGTGGCAAGCTATTCAGCAGCCTTATATTGCTGGTATTGGGGCTCAGTACGGTCAGCAACAGCAGCAACAGCAACAAGATTGGCAAGCACGACAGGCCGAATTAGACAGACGTAATCAACGTTGGATGCTTCGCAACCAACCTCGTGGTGGAGGAGGCGGCGGCGGTGGGCAGCAAGGGCCAAATCTATATGAGCGTATGGAAGCAGAGGCTCTTGGACGAGGTTATGGACAAGGACAGCAACAAAACCCTTGGGCTAATGTAGCGCAAGGTGTTGCTACTGGCGTTGGTGCTGGAATAACTAACTGGGCATTGAAATAACATGGCAACATTAGCAGAAGCATTGCAGGGCTTAAATTACACTGGGGCTGATACAGGCTACGGCATAGCTGCACAAACGCTAGGGCAGATGACGCCGCAGCTAATCAATCCTTACGGTTCTACTGGACAAGCTATAGGTATTAGCCTTGGTTCTGTACTGCTTCAGTCCTTGCTTGGCTATCAGGCTAGACAGCAAGCCGCTAGAGATACGCTAGAGCTTAACACGCTAGCTAATCAAATGCAGACTTTGGCAACGCCACAGGAGCGCACTGATTTTATCGGCGGCGTATCTGACCCAATGAATCAATCTAGGCTTTCTACGCTATCAACTGCGTTAATGCAGCAGGAAGCAGAAAGAAAGCTAAAACAGGCTGAAAAACTAGCCGACTTAACTACCGCAGCAGAGTTTGAAATAAGTCCGCTAGCTGAACAAGTAGCCGCAACAAAAGCTACAAGAGAAGCAGAAGCAAGGCGCAAACTTCTTACAGCATTAGCTCCTGATATGACAGCGCCAATGGTAGGCGCAGAAGGCAAGCCTTTACTGGGCGCAACGGACATGCAAGCCAAGCGAGACGCTTTAATTGCTCGTGGTATTACGCTAGGCATGACGCCAGGGCAAGCAGCAGAATATGCCGAAAAGAATCTTAGACCTGATACAGCAGCAACTAAAGAAGCTGGAAAGAAAATAGAAACATCACGTGCAAGAGGCGCAAACTTAGAAGAAATAGCTGCTACAGCTAGAGCTGGAATGGAAGGCGCTGGCATGACTGGCGGGCTGCTTGGTGGGCCAAGAGATTTAGCATCTAGGGCAGCAGCTATTGTAAGTCCAACTCAACAGGAAAAACAGGATTTTCAAAAGATTCTTGATAGCGTAAGACCTCGAATGGTGCAAATGTTGCGTTCGCCTGGCGCAGTATCAGACTTTGAAACCAAACTTCTTATGGGAGCTGGTCCTAGTTCTTCAAATACTCCAAGCGAAAACGCTAGGCTTATTGCTGGAATGGAAGCAATAGGCAAGATAGAGCAAGACTATGCTGACTTTTTAGAAAGCTATGTTCAGAGTAAGGGTAGCTCTGTTGGAGCCGATGCTATCTGGCGACAGTACAAGAGCGAGCAGGTATTCCCTGCGGGCGTTTACAATCCACAGCGACAAGACTGGGCCTCATGGATGACCGAACAAGGTGGCATGGCTGGTGCTAGTGCCGTTCCTGAGTCTGATAAGATGCAAAAACTAGAACAGTTGCAAGCCCAGTTAGCAGAATTGCGGCGTATGAGAGCGGAAGCAGGACTACTGGCGTTGCTAGGGCTGGTGCTGGATTAGCAGATGTATTGTCATACCCTGTAGTAAAGGGGCTAGAGTACGCTGGTGCTCCCGTAGAAACTTTTGGATTAAGCAAATTACTTAGTGCAGGAGCAGAAGCCGCAGCGCCTACTCTTGGCGTTAGACCAGAGACAGAAGCACAAGAGCTAATCAGCTTTCTTACTCCATCGCCTCTGTCTAAAGCTAAGTTGCTTGGTCAGGCTGGCACAGGATTGGCGGCGTACCTTGGCAGCGAAGCGGGGCAAGCGATTGCGCCAGAATAGCCGGAAGCGATGAAGCATTGCGTAATGCCGCACAAGCTGAGGTATTAGCCAATGCCGGAGAGGAAGGTGCTGCTCGTCTAAAACTAGCTCAAAGTTTATCAAGTCTAAGCGAAGGCACTGGGGGTGTTCCATTAACTGCTGTTGAAATAGCTCAAACTCCTAGTCTAGCTAAGTATCAACAAGCAATAAGACAAACTCAAGAAGGCGGGAATATACTTACTCCTGCAATAGAAACAAGACAAACAGAACTTGCCGCTGCATTAAATCGTTTTGGTATTGAGCCACAACAGGGAGATTTTGCTTTGGGACTTAGAACTGCAGCCGAACAAGCCGCTGCAACCAAAGCAACAGAAGAGGCTAATCTACTTTCTGCTTTAGGCATTGAAGACATTGCAACTAGGGCAACCAAAGGTGAAAGAGGCATAGAATTGCAAAAGAGCTTATTGGCTCGTTCTGAAGACGCATATGAACCTGTTAGGACAATATGGAACGAAGTAGATAAAAAAACCAAAATGGATGTTGCGCCTCAACTTGATGAGGCCGTTAAAACATTTAATGAGTTTGACGATTTAACAAAAAGTAGAATGAGCGGAGTAGCTCAGGACACTATACGAAAAGCTACAAGTATTCTTAATAAGAATGATGGTTTAATAACAATAAAAGATTATCAAAGCTTAAGAGCTTCAGCCAATGCAGCATTAAGAAATGCTAGTAAGGGAACTGATAGAGCTGAAATAAACCTAATGAATAGTTTTAAGGATAGCTTAGACAATATTGATGAGTCAGCTATTATTAAGGGCGGTTCTGGTGAGCAGGTAGCAAAATTAACTGATGCTATTGCAGCAACGAAAGACTATTACAAAACCTTTGGTCGTGGCGTTGTTGGAGAGATTATTAAGCAAAAAGGTGGCGAACTTACATTAAAAGCTAGCCAGGTTGTAGATAGGGCGCTCAAATATCCTGAGAATGTTTCCGATATAATTAGCAAGTTTGGCAAACAATCTGACGAGGCCGTAGCATTGCGCTCTGAGCTTAAAGATAGGCTTTCAAAACAAAAGAACCCAACTAGGTATTTAGGCGAAAATCAAGACCTATACAAAAAGGCTTTTGATGATGATTATTCGTCAATAGTCAAATACGCTCAGAGTAAGGGACAAAAAGCTCCGTTTGAGGAATTTGCAAAAGTAACAGACACGATAATACCTAACAAGATATTTGCAGATACCGCACAAGCTACAAAATTTGCTAATTCGTTTAAGGATACAGAGCTGTTTCAATATGCCAGGTCTAAGTTTATCAATACAAAACTTATTAAATCTGGCGACCCATTAGCAAACTTAGCTAAAAACAAAAAAATTGCAGAGGTATATTTTCCTAGCGATTTAACCGATTTAGAAGCTGTATTAAAAGATATGCAGCTAGCTAAAAGCCCTCAGCAATTAGCTGCTGCTGCAACCAAAGGGCAATCATGGACTAGCCAAATGAATACCACTCTTGGTGCTATAATGAGCACTAGAGGTTTAATCGGTGCCATGAAAAAAGGTACTGTTACTGGAAGCGTTGTAGGACTTGGAGCTGGACCGATAGGCTCTGCCGCTGGCGCTGTAGGCGGATATATAGCTTCTCGTATTGGCAGTGCTAGGGAGTCGCAGTTAAACGAATTAGCCGCACAATTTCTTGCTAACCCCTCCTTACTTAAATTTGCCAAGGCTCCACCAACTGAACAGAACGTAAAAACTTTGTTAGATCGTGCTGCTGAAATGGGCTATTTAGGAAGCAAGGCAGCTCAAGAATCTGCATTAGAACCAGCGGCTCCGGAGCAAACTACCTCTGCTAAAATAGATATAGATGCTCAGATTGAAGCCGTTACAAGAGAAATAGAGGCGCTACGAGGCGAATCTGCGCCGGCTCAAGAATCAATCAAAGTAGGCAAGCAGAACATCAGCATCCCTACAGGCGATGACTTTGCTCCGCCTAGTCTTGTTAAAGCTGTAATGAAAGTAGAGTCAGGCGGCAAGCAAGAAGCTGTTAGCCCTAAAGGTGCTACAGGGTTAATGCAGCTTATGCCAGGTACA